GTTCTGTTACTAGTGCTGTGTTGCCTGCTGCGGCTGCAGTTGTGCCTGTACCGATAGCCATATGTGACATAGCTGAGTTAGTGCCTTTCATACGATCAGCTACCCACTCTTTACCTGCTGTTACTACAAGGTTGTTAGTTTCTTGTACTACTTCGTTATTTACTGCAATTGTTAGTGCACCTGTTAGTGCGAAATTATCGTTAATCATTTTAAATTCTCCTAATTTAATGACATTGTATTTAAAGGTCTTTGACCTATCAGACCACCATAGAAGTATTCTACTGTTACTTGGTCTGAAATCCCTACTATATTGCCCTTATTTCCAAAATAATCTTTGTCAATCAAGGCTGAATCATCTAAGGCAAAAGCATCAACAACATTTTTAGTTAATTGTACCCCATACACCTCAGAAAAGGCAAAAGAATCTGATAGACCCTTATTGCTGTTCTTTCTATGTAGCTCAGTAAATGTTACTGAGTCATTACTATAATTTTTTGTAAAACTTCTATATTCACTATCACTAAAGCTGAAAGAGTCACCCAGTACTTTAGCTACGGCACTTGCTAGTACTTCAGATAAACTAAATACGTTACCCTTACTGCCTGAGTAATCCTTGTTAATCATAGCAGCGTCATCTAAAGCAAAAGCATCTGATATAAACTTAGCTATATTAAACCTGTTAGAATCACTAAAACCTACGCTGTCATCAACGTTCTTTCCAGTTCTTACTATAGATACGTCTTGAACTAAAACTCTTGTTTCTGGGGTGCTTTGAGCACCTAATGAGTTACTTCCTAGTACTTCACTATTTATAGTAGTACTTCCTGACAAGTCTCGTTTGTAGTCTACGGCTCTAACAAATACTTCGTTAAGCCCTACAACGTTACCTTTGTTGCCATAGTAGTCTTTATCTATAAGTGCTGCGTCATCTAAAACAAATGCATCACTTACAATCTTATTAAATGTTGCGTAAGAACTATCAGTAAACGTGAAGGAGTCACTAGCTACTTTACTTAGTAATAGGGTACTCACATCACCTACTGTGTAGGTATCTGTTAACTTCTTACTATGAGTTAAACCTACAACATCAGTGAAGGCAAAGATATTACCTTTGTTACCATAGAAGTCCTTATCAATCTGACTTAGGTCATCTAGTGTAAAGGCATCTGTGAAATGCCTATTGTAATGAATTACATTTAAGAAACTCTCAGTAAAACTGATAGAGTCTGTCTTACCTGCTACGAAACTTGTGGATTTAACATCACTAAAGCTGAAGTTATCAGCTACATTCTTTTCTACTAAATTAAACCGTACATCAGATAGAGCATACTCATCTCTAAGTACACGGTTCTTAGAATCAGGATCTGTCCAGATTCCAGTAGCATGAGCTAACTCATAAGTTATAGACGCTGATGCTTTAGCCGAGCTAACGCTAGCTTGTAGTACTTCAACTGATATTGAAGCTCTAAGAGCCACTAGAAGCCTGCTCTTACCTTAAACTTTAGTTTGTCGAATATAGTTTGCTTTCTACCTGAAGTGTCTTCCATCTCGATTTCACCTTCATAAGTACCAGCATCAACATCTAAAGTTGTAGGGTTCCATTGCATAAAACATTTACCCTCAGCATACGGAGCGTGTTTACCACAGTCTATTGTGTCTAGGATAGTGTCACTACCTAATAATCTGAAATGAACTCTTACAGTTTGAGATGTTAAGTCGATAGGTGCCCACGTTGTAGCATCATCTTCATCTAATGTCTTACCTGCTGCTGCAGTATTGGAGTCTCTTAACGTGAAGTTTAATTCAGGTTTGTCGTCTCCTGCAACGAGGTTAATCGTATCGTAATAAGCCATTATTTAACTCCTCCTGGAGGTTGTTCTCAGCATTTGGCATGCAATTAATTTATCTTTAGTATAACAGTAATTTTCTATACAAAACCGTTATCTTCTAATTTAGTATTAGCATCTAAATTGTCAGGATTTCTTAGACCTAACATATTGATTTGCTTGCAACTTTCGTTGTATCTTAAGTAATAAGTATTATTCTCAGCTTTCATATCACCATTGATAGTGGCGTGTGCCTTATAGGCTACATAGTTAATCAAAGCTTCTGTGTATAACTGGGGTAACTGTAAGTTTACAGTGATAGTTTTAGCTAACTTAGGTGCTGCAGCATACGTAAGTACCATATCTTTTCTATTCTTAGAATCAGTACCCTTAATAAGCACCTTAGATGGATCCTTAAACATGACTGATACATTTGTGTCTTTACTATCGACAATGTTGATCTTGTCGTTATTAATAGCAATTTCATCACCGTCTTCGAATCTACAACTAATAGCATGCAAGAAGTCGTCATCTAGCTTGAATTCTTCACCGTCTAGCGCAAAGTCTAGCTCCATATCCTTTTGTAGGATATTAAACTTCTTATGTAACTCGATATTAGCTAAGTTAATAAAGGTTCTGATCTTATCTCTATTCTTAGTCTGTACAGCAGTAGGTGTACCTGCAGCACCTGGAGTCATATCACCTACATCCGCAAATGCTAGGTGGCTAATTTCACCATTAACTAAGAAGTCAATATATTCGTAAACTTTCACTAGGTTTCCCCAAAAATAAATACTGTGTATTTATCATACCACGTTATTTACCTGGGTGGAACATTTATACGAAGTAAGAACTATCCCCCACTTCTTCAGGCTCAGCATCATCCCATAACATGCTACCGTCTTTATGGTGCTCATCAGTAGACACCTCACTAGGTTTCCATGCATTAAATTCACCTAACATAGAGATATTATCTATCTGATCATCATGCTTAGACTTAAAACCTTTCAATGTTGCTAGCTGTAACTCATTTAACATCTCAGACATCTCGTCAGAGTCTCTCAGCTCCTCAGGAAACCATATCTTTCCGCTTTTGAATAGTGGTACCGCCATTTGCTCGAATCGGCTCATCTTGTCCTTATTTGGACGTATACCAGGTGACGTCTTACCTCGGCCTGAAGCAAGTGTAAAGTAGATATTACGATTCATCATCTCATTCTGAATCCACGCAATAAAGCCCCCCTGCTGCCCGGTTACTTCGACTCCTACTTCTTGAGGGTGATATTTCTGTGCAAACTTAAACAAAGCATCAATACTTTCATTCATTAGAGCCTTCTTACAGAATCCATCTACCCATAACCAGTCACCATTATTGTTATAGGCCCACACATTAATAGTACTGAAGTCAGCAGCTTCCTTCTCAGAAGTAGCAAAGTCAGTAGTAATGTAGAAGTTAAACGCCCCCATGTTACTTTTAACATTAGCGTGCTTGTACCAGGTCATGTCGCTATCTTTAATCAGACGCTCTTCATCAGACATAATACGTAGCATAAGCTCCTGGTTGAAGCCATCTATCTTACCGCCCAGTAAAGCTTTATCGTACTGCGCCTTAACGTACCTATAGTCAAATCTATCAGGCCAAGCACCCTTAAACTCCTCCTCCTTGCACGGAAACTGTTCACATACAGGATAAACGTTTACATGCCAGGCACCAGACTCTACTGCCTTATACAAAGGATCTTTAGCGTTAAAAGGAGTACCAGACCAGATAGTCTTCTTCTTAGTCGGGTGTAGTGCGTAATCTACGGCTTTATACACCGTATCTTCAATAGAAGCAATTACAGTAGGTGATCTAGCATCATCATCAGAGATTAAGTCGTCTAATACAGCTAATGTAGGACGTTGTCCCATTTCTTTAGCTCCACGAACACCAGTCTTAGCACCATACATCTTAACTACAAACTGTTTACCTTGAGCATTCTCAAACTCCATTCTAGCGTCAGTAAACTTAATCTTAGTTATATATTTCTGTAAGAAGTCACTGTTATAGTAACGATACTCAACGTTCTTACGCATATTCTTAACACCATTCTCCATGGAGTCAGAAACGTAGATAGCTAAGTTCACCTTACCGAACCCAGGAATGGAGCCATACGTGGCTATATACAAGAATAAATACTCACCTAGTACCGTAGTCTTAGCTAGACCACGAGAGCACATATTAGCAATATTACTCTTCATACCCCCGATATTATCTAACATCTTGTAATGAATCACAGGAGACTTGTGCTCCTCACCATCCTCACCGTTAACTAGCTTAATAAAGCTAATAAACTCTAAAGCAAACTCGCTAGGCGTGTAATCTGGATCAAGGGTGTAGTCTATGTCGTTTAACCATTCATCTACATCCTTCTTAACTAATTCTGCCATTAATCATAATCCTTTGCATAATTACGCAGAAAACTGTCCCCAGAGTTAGCATCTGACTCAGCTTCTATTATCAAGTAACTAACTTCCATAGATATCTGCTCAAACTTCATCTTTTGCACTACGTCTGACGATTCTTGCACCCCCTCGTTAGCTAGCCTCTTTAAAGCTCTTAATTTTGTTAAACAATCTGCCATACAATGAATCATTTATCTCTCCCAAAAGTTATCTAAAACAATAATTATCCCAATCCCCATACCTAGCAAGCCAGCTAGTATCATTGCATCCATCATAGTTCCTCATACTCCGTTTCTAATTCAGGTTTCTTTTTAGCAATAATATCAGAATGTGCCATCGCCTCAGCAGTAACAGCACCACTTTTAATTAATTTCATCTGTTGTTGAGCTAAAGCACGTGTAGTCTCACGCAACTCATCGATAGAATCATTACTATAATTTACATCTAACTCAATCTTAGCCGTTTCTGGGGCCTTTAATTGAGTAATCAAGCATTCAGCTGCCTTCTGCCTAACAGTCTCTGATTTAGCACTTCTCATGAGCTCAGCTTGCGTATTAATAGC